AGGTGAAGTTGCAAACAAAGTCAAGAAGATGATTCGTGACAACAACTTTGATCGACAAGGTATTGCTGCAGAGATCGGTGACGTGTTGTGGTATCTAGCTGCACTGTCCCGTGATCTTAATATTGATTTACATGACATCGCTTTTAAGAACCTAGAAAAACTCTACGGTCGTAAAGCACGAGGTACACTATCAGGCTCAGGAGATAAGAGATGAGTAACCTATTACCAACAGACTATCAATCCTTCATTCACAAGTCACGGTATGCAAAATACTTTGATGGTAAGGGACGTGAGAACTGGGACGAAACTGTCTACAGATACATCTATGAGGTAGTCTACAAAGCTTTACCCAACAATGATTTTGACGGACCTGTAAGCAAGGAAGTTTATGAGTTTGATTGGGGTGCTGTTGAAAAAGAAATACACGATGCTATCTTGAACCTAGAGATCATGCCATCTATGAGAGCTATGATGACTGCTGGTCCTGCACTAGAACGTGACAACACAGCAGGGTATAACTGCTCGTACTTACCAGTAGATGACCCTAAGTCTTTTGATGAAGCTATGTTCATCCTCTTATGTGGTACAGGTGTAGGCTTCTCTGTTGAACGCCAGTACATTAGCAAACTACCTGAAGTACCAGAGCTGTTTGAGAGTGATACTGTAGTTGTCGTAAAAGACAGCAAGGAAGGTTGGGCTAAAGCTTTACGCCAAGTTCTAGCTCTTCTGTGGGCTGGTGAGATTCCTCAGTGGGATGTCTCTCGTGTACGTCCTGCAGGTGCAAGACTGAAAACCTTTGGCGGTAGAGCATCAGGCCCAGCGCCTTTGGTTGAACTGTTTAATTTCGCTGTGTCTACATTTAAAAATGCACAAGGTCGTAAGCTCTCAAGCATTGAGTGCCATGACCTAATGTGTTTCATTGGACAGATCGTTGTGGTTGGTGGCGTACGTCGATCAGCTATGATCTCTCTATCTAATCTAAGTGATGACCGTATGCGTCATGCTAAGTCTGGTCAGTGGTGGGAGACAGCAGCTCACCGTGCACTAGCTAACAACTCTGTATCTTATACAGAAAAGCCTGACGTAGAAACTTTCATGCGTGAATGGACAGCTTTGGTTGAGTCTAAGTCAGGAGAACGAGGAGTATTCAATCGTGAAGCATCTAAGAAACAAGCTGCAAAATATGGTAGACGTGATAGTGATTACGAGTTTGGGACTAACCCTTGCAGTGAAATCATTCTTCGCCCATATCAGTTCTGCAACCTTACCGAGTGTGTCGTACGTGCTACAGATACTATCGAGGACTTGGAAAGAAAAGTCCGTCTGGCAACAATTCTGGGTACTATCCAATCGACCTACACAAAGTTTCCATATCTGCGAAAGGTGTGGAGAGACAACACAGAAGCCGAACGACTGCTTGGTGTGTCACTCACGGGGATAATGGACAACCCTCTGCTGACTGGAAAGAACAAAGGACTCAATGAAACACTTGCTCATCTTCGCCAAGTGGCTGTTGATACTAATGCTGAGTGGGCTAATCGTCTTGGTATCCCTGTATCTGCTGCTATCACATGCGTTAAGCCAAGCGGCACTGTCTCTCAGCTTGTGGATTCAGCATCTGGTATCCATGCTCGCCACTCACGGTTTTACATTAGGACTGTACGAGGAGACAACAAAGATCCTCTTACTCAGTTCATGAAAGATCAAGGCATTCCTCATGAGCCATGTGTGTTTAAGGGTGACACTACTACAGTGTTTAGCTTCCCTCAGAAGTCACCTAACAAAGCTGTGACTCGTAACGACATGTCAGCTATCGAACAGTTAGAGATGTGGTTGGCTTATCAACGTAACTGGTGTGAGCATAAACCATCGGTGACTATCTCAGTTCGTGACTCTGAATGGTTAGATGTGGGTGCCTTTGTGTACAAACACTTTGATGAGATGTCAGGTGTGTCTTTCTTACCACACTCTGATCACACCTATCAGCAAGCACCGTATCAGGATTGCACTGAACGTGAGTACAAAGAACTTTTAAAGTTAATGCCAAAGGCTATTGACTGGTCAAAGCTTTCAGAGTATGAACAAGAGGACAACACTGTGGCAATGCAAACTATGGCTTGCTCTGGTGACTCATGCGAAATCGTAGACCTAGTGTAGGGTCTACACCTTCACCCTGTGTAAAGGTCTGTCGAATAGAAGATGGATACTGCGCAGGGTGTTTACGAACCGTAGATGAGATACGTGACTGGATGATCATGTCTGACTACGAACAAAAGAAACTGTTGTACGAATTGAAATGGAGACAAGATGTACGTAATGATCACTCGTGACCAATGTAACTTTTGTGATCAAGCTAAGGCTTTGTTGAAAGGAGCTAACCTACAATACACCGAATATAATATCCAATCTAAATCTAGTTCGTGGTTGCTTTATCTTTTAAAACGTTCTAGTATTACCACAGTACCTCAGATCTTTAGCCCTTCGGGTTCTCATATTGGTGGGTACACAGACCTAAAGGAGTATTTAGAACATGGGCAAGCCAGTCAGAAAAGCGTTTAATAGAGCACTGTATGAGGCATACGATTCACAAGCTAAGGATGCTTTGACAGAGTACCTCACTAAGAAGGGGCATGTGTTAGTCAACACTGAAGAAAACTACAATGTAGATGTTGTATCTCAGAAGCATGGTTATACTTACTTTAATGAGGCTGAGGTAAAGGTAGCTTGGGATGGTGACTGGCCTACACACTGGAGAGAGATACGTATTCCAGAACGTAAGCAACGTCTACTTGATAAGTACCAAGGTGAGAATGGAGTGCTTAACTTCTACGTCTTTCGTAAAGACCTCAAGCAAGCTTGGCGTATCAGAGACTTCTTGTTGACTAAGGAAAGCCTTGGTGAGGCAAAGGGTAGATACATCAGACCAGGCGAGTTGTTCTTTCACATTCCATACACAGAAGCGGAGTTGATTATACTATGACAGATAACGTAAACCAACCTCCTCACTATGGTCAAGGTAACATTGAGTGTATTGATTACATCAAAGACATCTTGACAGACGAGGAACTTATCGGTTATTATCGGGGCAACGTTGCGAAGTACTTACATCGTTGGCGTTACAAAAATGGTCTAGAGGATTTGAAGAAAGCAAGATGGTACTTAGAAGCACTAATACAGCATCAAAGCAAAAGATGAAACCGTTTAACGAAGGATACCAATCCTTCCTCAGAGGTAACTTGGGTAATCCCTACCAAGTTAATACAAAAGATAACAGGGATTGGGAGATGGGTTTTAACAAAGCCTATTTCAAAAACAAGGAGCTGGTAATTGAAAGAGAGCTTAGAGAAAGAAGCAAAAAAGTTTACTCAGCAAAAGCGTAAAGCTCCTACAGCAAAAAGCCTGACTGCAAGGATTTACTTGGCAGGTCAGGCTCTAACTGGTCTATTGGCAGGGGCTAGGTCGAGTAACGATATGCGAGAAATAAAGCGGCAAGCATATGATTGGGCAGATTATATGTTAGATGATGATACATAAAAAGAGGGGGGCTTGATGCCCCCTTATTCATATTGTTTTGTATAAACCTCCAACTCTTTCAAGTCATCCTTGATTGAGAGGTAAGCTCTGAGAACTTCTAACTCCGCTCTAGTAAGATTCTCAAAGTCATTCTCTAAAGATTCTAGCTCTCCCAAAGCCTTCTTAATTTCTTTTGGTGAGTTACCACTTGTTATTTCGTACTGCAGATCTATTGTATCTAGTGGACCAGAGTACTGTAGATACAGAAAAGTCTTTGCAAGTTCCTTAGCTTTCTCTACCCTCTTTGTCCAAGCAATCTTCTTACTCTCTTGATCTAGACCTCTGAACCATTTGTTCTTAACCAGAAGTCCAGCCTCTGCTTCCATTACATCAAACAATATTCCGTTGTATCTGTTCGCAGCTTGAGGTGATTGAAGTCTGACCTTTCTTGCAGCATTATAATCAAAAGCATCGAGACCCGCCATGTTCATTACACGTTGAGTATCTGTCAGTCGTATGGTACGTATACCAAACATCTTTGTACTATTGATATCAGCTGGACCTGTTGCCGCTTGTTCAAGTGTCTCTGCTAGTGGTTCACCTCTGAATAAAGCTACGACATTATCAACATATCTTAATGCATCATTAACACCTTTGTTATTTTGATAACGGTCGATAGGTCTTGCTTCTTCTTTCCGCAAAATACCTACACCTAAGTTGATGGGTTCGAGAGGTCTTAGTATTGCTGATGCAGGTTGTGTGAATACAGAGCTTGAAAAGAGTTGTTCTGTAGCTCTCCATAAGTCCCTTGTCTCTGGATCAAACATATCTTTGAGTGGTGTTATAAGATCTCTTTGAGTCTTTGTTAAGTTTCTTGTAAGCCCACCAAGACTGAAGTCTTCAACTAGCATAGTTGCTTCAGCTGCTGGCATAGCTTCACCTCTGCGAGCATACGCTACCCATCTAGCAACACCTTTAAACAGTGATATAGGATAGTCATACCTTTGGTTAATAACCTCACCTGTTAGTGGGTCTGTTGTGGCGTATAAAGGAAGTCCATTATCTATATTCTCACCTTCAACATCTGACAGAGACCAAACAAGCCCCCCTACTACAGCAGATCTGACGATAGCTTCATCCAGAGGCATGTCTAAATTTTTAGTACCAGCCATAACTATGTTTAAACCTGGGGCATTTCTCCCAGTAAAAGCGACAGTATTGTTAAAGAATCTACCAAAAGGTACAAGCAAACCAATACCTGGCAAACTTCTAGCATCTTCAATTACACCTGCAATTTCACCAAGTGGTGTTCTGCTTTTGTAAGATTTAGAGAAGATGCCTTCAAGTGTTTTATCTACGGCTTGTGCTTCTAACTCCCTATATTGCTTAGAAGTCATAGCTTTTGCTGCACCATCCCAAGAATAAAATTCGTTCCAACCCTTACCATAACCTGCCCTTAGCAACTTATCCATCTGAGTTAAAAACTCTACCGACTTTGTAAAAGAATCTTGGGCATGTACTAGGGTCAGTGTCTGCGTTACGTCGATGATATCATCAGTCTTCAAATCTACCATCTTTGTCGTAGCATTAAACTTACCATTAGTTAAAACTTTAGCAGCGTTATCGACACCCCCAGGTAGTACGTTGTTTAAACTTTGAAGTGCCTCAGAGTTTCTTGTAAGTGCAGATTGAAAAGCGGCATAAGTCGTGTCTGGATCAAACATAAACTTAAATCTTGATGCTGTATTATTAAACAAGATACTTGCCATTCTGTGAGATTTTTCACCAGACTTACTAGCACCGACAAGTTTCTTTATTGTACCCCAACTTGCATGGGTTGCAGCTAAGGCAACATCACTTACAGTATTTAAAGCAGCATTAGTACCCCAACCAATTACATTGAGTGCACTGGTAGATGGATGAGAGACAAGAAGACGAACCATTTTGTTCTGTGCATTTCGGATGGTCTCTGTTGTAAGACCCTCAACAACTCTCTCAGACCTAGGTTTTTTAATTACACCTAGTTCTACACCTTCATCAAATAAATGCTGTAGCTCTAGGTCAGTAATATTAAGACCTAGTTGTCTAGCTGACTGACTCATAGCATTCAAAGCTTTACCTGATTCAGACATTTTGTAAGCTAAGATATCTCCGACATCCCTACCAGTAAGCTTCTTTTTATTTTTAATTTTAGTTCCAGTTGCTTTTTCAATAGCGGTTAAAAACTCTTGAGCTTCTTTGTCACTAACACCAGAGATAATGTCTGCCATCCAGTTGGTAAACTTGTCATCTTCAAACCGTTTACCCCACACGAATCCACGTTCAAGTGCAGTTTGTGTCATACCTTTAAACACAACTTCACCAGATTCTGTCTGATGTCCTAGCATAAGAGTTGTAAAGAAGTCTGTGGACAGGTCTTTACTCTGTTCAGAAAACTCCATACCACCTTTAATCTTTGTCTTCCAGTCTCTTCCGATTGGTGCAATGGTTTGGTTAGTGTAGTTTTCAATAGCCTTAGACATCTCCGACAAGAAGCCTTCACTAGTTGGTTGAGGTACCTCTTGAGTTGGCAGTGCTGTACCACTCCAGCCACGTTTAAGTACAACACCTGCCTGTACCCCACCCATGACTATACCACCAACAGCAGCAATACCAATAGCAAACTTATCGTATTCATCACGAACACCAAGGTCTATAAGACCCTCTTGGTAAAGTGTTTCCATGCCTACACCAACTACAGAGTCTATACCTGCAGTAATGCCAATCTCTTTTATAGCCTGTGCAGTAGCCAACCGTTTAGCACGGCTAGCCCCTAAAACTTTAGTCGAATACTCAGCTATCTTTTGAGTGTTTGCTATATTAGCTTGAGCCATAGCTGAGGTAAGTTTCTTCTTACCTTCCTTAGCAATCTCTTTTTGTGTGGCACCTTTAAGAGCTTGCTTCTGCATTTCTTTAAATGCTTCTTTTCTAGCTTGGTTTGCCCCAAGACGTAGTGCACCACCACCTACAGCTTTACCAATCAGCCCACCAATCAAGTTGATAGGATCTAGTAAAGCAGTTCTGGTGTAGTCCATTACACCTTCTGCACGTTCTGCAAAAGATGTTTCATCACTAAACAAGTTAGCCATGTTTTCATAAAGGTGATAGGCAGCAGCAGCTCTGGCCATTTTATCTTCATCACCTTTGATATCGTTGATGTAATCCCACTCATACAAACCACGTACAGTATTACCTGCAGTAACACCACGTCTATTGTTAAGGAACTTATCTACAATCTGCTCACGGCTATTGTCTATAAACTCGTCCTTACCATAGCGATCATACATAAAGTTTTCAATGATTGAATACATGTTGTCGTCTTCAACCATATCATCTTGAGTATATGTACCAGCTTCTGGAAGCAAGGACTGTGTTGTAGGTGTTTCAATAGAACCAACAGACAACTCTTCAGGTGTAAAACCTTGGTCTTCCCCTGTTCCCAATTCTTCTAGAGTAAAACCGTTACTCATTACTTAACTCCCAAGTACTGGATAATACTTACCATCCCTAAGCTCAAACTCTACTTCTTGACCCACATAAGGCTGTAAATCGGGGTTTTTATTTACCATGTCTTGAGTGACAACCCTTGTAATATTAGTCTGTGTTGACGGCTCTGCAGGTTCACTTAACGCTAAGATGGATTGCATTCTTGGATCTTTGTCTATGCCTTTAAGTGCACTGAATCTTTCCATCTTTTCTTTTAGCCACTCTGGACCTTCAGCATAAGTCTTGTACAAGTATTGCATAGCTATAGTTTTCTGTACATCAGTTCCATCTTCTAGATTTTTAATAGCTGTCATAGTTTGGTTAGTCTTATCGTTAGATGGGTCTGGATTATTAATAACAAATTGTTGAGCATCTAATGTTAACACACTGCCTAAGAGTTCAAACTGCTCATTAAATCTTTTGATCTGTTGTTCAGGGTCTATCAAGCTTGAAGAAGGTACGTCAATAAACACAGTACGTCCACTCTTCTTAGTCATGTTATTTACTTTTTGAGCTAACTTATAGTACTCCTCTTTATTACTGAGATCGACGATTTCAAATTCTTTTAGAAGATCTATCTTATCATCTACAGTAGTTGGAGCATCAACAATACCTAAGATGTCTGGAAGATCTTCAAGTCTTATATCTCTTTGTTGATCTTTAGCTTGATCTTCAAGGAAAGTTAAAACTTCCTGAGATGCATACGGATCTTCAAAGACTCTATTAAAAAAGTTTATAGTGTTCTCATCAGTAATGTTAGCATTTGTAAAACGTTCTTGTAGTTTTAATGCGGCAGCAGCGGCTGTTTCATTCTTTTCAGTAGTGCTGGTAGAACCTGTACCACCCTTTTTTAGTGCCAGTGCTAGTAAAGTATCCTCTCTACTACGAATAAGTTCATCTTCTTTTGCCTTAGCTGCATCGGCTTTCTCTAGCCAGTTGACAACACCTACTGGATTAAACGCCATGATTATACCCTCGCCATTAGTCCAGTTTTAACTGGCTCTTCTTCTACCATCTCAGGTTCTTCTGGCTCCATCTCTGGTTCCATCTCAGGCTCTGGCATAGGTGCCATACCTTGTTCTTCTTTCATCTTGTCCAAGATTTTCTTAGCACGAGCTACATCTCTTTGATAAGAGATAACCTCGTTAGCTTCTTTATCATCAAAGCCTTCGTTATATTCTAGCTCTGCTGCATCAGCAAATCCTTTAATGTACTCGTGGATTACAGGTGCAATAATTAAGCTTACATCTAGTGAGTGGATACCTGCAACGACACCACTACGTAGGATACCCTGAACCATAGTCTGTAAGTCTACCCCCATCTCTAAGAAGTATAGCACATCCTCCATTGCCCCTTCCTTAGTAAGGTTAGCTAGATGGATATCGACAGCCTCCATAGGGTCAGCTGTTTCTGGAGGTCTTTCATAGGGAGCATTCTTTGGACTATCAGTCAGCGACTGCCCTGGAATGGGTGCTTCAAAAGTTCTCATTAGTTACTCCTGCATATTTTCTTGGTAGGCTTTGTAGATCATGTTGGCATTTTGTATTCGTTTATCTAGCATAGGTTTTCCAGGTCTTAAATAAAATTTAGAAGTAGCTGTTGCTGCATCTTCTACGGTAGTTGCACCTAGAATTTTATTCAGTGCACCTCTCTCTGTAGTATCAAACTCTTCAGTAATCATTGCCCAGTTACCTTCATAACTGTCTGCAGGTAAATCTCCAAGCTCTTTTAACAGGTCTTCAAACTGAGTTCTTCTTGGACCTGTCCACTGCGCAAATGCTAAACCACCCTTAGACCCTTTAATAGTAGGTTTAAGTTCTTGCATAAATTTAAAGCCACCAGTCTCATGCCAGAGGTTTCCAACAAAACCCGCAGCCTGTTCTGTAGTCATGTCGTAGTTTGCCTTAAGATCATCTATCAGTTTAAAAGCTGTCTCCATAGGTTTTTCTTGAGGCTTAAGACCTGAGACATCCTCTGAACCTGTCTCTGTTTCAAGAGACTTGTACAAATCTTTTAACTTTTGATTCTCTTCTTTTACTTTTTTAAACTTATTTAAAAGAGTTTTTTCTGGGGTTTTAGGTTCTTCAATCTTTTCACCCAGTCTAGAAATAAGTGATGTTGAAGATACTCCAAGACCACGTTCTTCACTAGACTTCTTAACCGCTTCTAAGGTAGATGTACCACCTTCTTGTACAGCTTGCACTAAGCTTCTGTAGTTTGGTCCATAATCAAAACTCATAGTTTATATCCTTAAGGTTTATTAAATATTCCGCCAAAAATTCCAGATGGATCTGAACCGAACAAGAACCTAAATGCTAGATCTGTACTTGCAGCATCTTTCTGTGCA